GAACTACTTTCTTTACGCAAACATTAAATTTAACATTAAAGTCGATTACTGCTAAAGACTTGAAGCAAATCAAGTTATTGGCTTACGGACGTCCACAAATTATCGTTGAAGATAACAACGGTAAATTTTTCTACGCTGGTTTAAAGAACGGTATGGAAGTAACTGGTGGCACAATCGTAACGGGTGCGGCAATGGGTGACCTTTCAGGTTTCACTTTGACAATCGTTGGCGAGGAGCCAGTACCTGCAAACATCATCACTACATCACTTACTACTGCTGGTGTAACGATTGTTGTTGGAACTTAGTTTTTATTTTTAGGTTAAGATGTTGGAAGGCCGGTCAGAGTTACCGGTCTTTCCTTTTTAAAACAAAATCACTTTTTTCGGTTTATACAATATGATTCTATTAAAGGCGATAGCAACGGCACAAGAAGTGAAGTTTATTCCGACAAGGAGTGGAGTGCCGAATGAATTATTTTTAAGAAACGAAACTACTAACGTAGAAACAAATCAGTACATTGATTGTACGACTGAATCATTTTATAAAAAGTTTTCAGAGGTATTGACTTTAGAAGAAGGTCATTTTTATACTTTGACGATTAAAGAAAATTCTGACAAGACTGCAATTGATAATTTTGCATCAAGGGTAGTGGCAGATTCAGGAACGTATGAAGCGGAGTCGTGTTTATACACTTTCCTTTCATCCTTTGACCATACAAGCACTTTAATCCACAATGATAAGGTATTTGTAACGAATCAAGTTATTGACGATTATAGCGTAAATAAAGACGAATACGTTCAGCATTCGCAAAACATAATTTTCTATGAATAAGAGAAAGGATAATAGTGGTATTCACTTTGTTCAGTTGGAAGCATACTCAGCACCAAAGACATCCGAAAACAATCGTGATGCGTGGGTAGGGTTTGGCGAGGATAACAATTACTTTCAGTTTTTGATTGACCGATACAACGGATCGACAACTAACAACGCAGTAATTAACAATATTAGCAAATTGATTTATGGTCGTGGCTTAGATGCTACGGATTCAAGCAAAAAGCCGAACGAATATGCTCAAATGATGATGCTATTCCGTAAGGACATTGTAAAAAAGGGAGTTGCTGATTTAAAGTTGCTTGGGCAATATGCCTATCAATTGATTTACAACAAATCAAAAGATTCTATTGTTCGTGTTGAGCATATTCCAGTGCAGTTGTTAAGAGCCGAAAAATGTAATAAAAAAGGAGAAGTTGAGGCATACTATTATTCAGATAATTGGGAAGATACAAAGAAGTTTGAGCCTAAACGTATTCCGGCTTTTGGTTTCGGGGATAAAACTTTGGAAATCCTTTATGTTGGAAATTACACCGTTGGTCAGAAGTACTACTCGAATGTTGACTATATTGGTGCAATACCTTATGCCAAATTAGAAGAGGAAATCGCTGATTACTTAATTAACGATGTTCAAAACGGATTTAGTCCGACAAGCGTTGTTAACTTTAATAATGGTATTCCTGACGAAGAGAAACGTGAGTTAATTAGCCGACAAGTATCTGCTACGTTGACTGGATCAAAAGGGAAAAAAGTTGTGGTTTCATTTAATAACGATGAAACGAAAAAGACAACGGTTGATTCTATTCCGTTGAACGATGCACCTAAGCATTACGAGTATTTAAGCCAAGAAGCACAAGGTAAGATTTTATTAGGGCATGGGGTTGTAAGTGGCTTGCAGTTTGGTATTCCTTCATCAAATGGATTCAGCTCGAATGCAGATGAGTTAAAGAATGCAATTACTTTGTTTGATAACATGGTAATTCGTTATTTCCAAGATACGTTCATCGATGGAATTGAGAAAGTTTTAGCATTTAATAAGATTAGCTTAAATCTTTATTTCAAAACCTTGCAGCCATTGGAGTTCGTTGATTTGAACCCAATCGCTGACAAGGAAACGGCAGAGGAAGAAACTGGAGTTAAATTATCTGCTCAAACTGATTTTGATCCAGCTGAATATGGCGAAGATATTGATTTGAGTGAGTGGGAATTGATTGATTCTCGTGAGGTTGAAAGTTTAGAAGATGAAGCTCGTTTGGATGCGGAATTAGAGGCGATGAATAATCCTAAAAAATCTTTAATGGCTAAGATTTGGGACTTTGCTTCAGTTAGCACTGGAAGAGCAAGACCTGATTTGAAGTCAGCACAAGATGGCAAGTTATTTATGAGCCGTTATAGGTATTCAGGAAATCCATCACCAGAAAGAGAATTTTGCAAGAAAATGATGGCGGCTAATAAGTTATATCGAAAAGAAGATATTGACCGAATGAGTGCGACAACAGTTAATCCGGGCTTTGGCATGGCACCAGAACCAGATAAGCCTTATGATATTTTCTTATGGAAAGGTGGCGGATTGCTAAGTGATGCTTATAATTTTGGAACGTGCAAACATTTCTGGGTGCGTGAAACATACAAAAGATTCACAGACCCAAGACGTAAAGGAGCAGTTCAAATTACTCCAGCACAAGCAAGAAAACAAGGAGAGATTTTACCAGTAAATGACCGAAGAGCTTACATTGCTCCTCATGATATGTAATTATGGCAACAGCGTTATTTGTAAGTAGAGATGAGATTATAAAGTTTACTGCGTTGAATGGTAACATCGACACAGATAGCTTTATTCAGTTTGTTAAGATTGCTCAAGATATTCACATTCAGAATTATCTTGGGACTAAGTTATTTAACAAAATTAACAATGATATTGTGGCTGGTACTTTAGCTAGCAATTATTTGTCGTTAACTAACGTTTACGTTAAGCCGATGCTTATTCACTGGAGCCTTGTGGAATATTTACCATTTGCAGCTTATACAATTGCTAACAAAGGAGTTTACAAACATAACTCAGAGAATAGCGATACGGTAAGCAAAGAAGAAGTAGATTTCTTAGTAGAAAAAGAACGATCAATCGCTGAGAATTACACTCGTCGGTTCATCGATTACATGAGTTTTAATAATAGTTTATTTCCGGAGTATAACACTAATTCAAACGCAGATGTCTATCCAGATAAAGAAAGTCAGTTTGGTGGTTGGATCTTGTAGGGGAACTTACAAGCCAAAGGATGAAAACATTAAAAAATTAAAGGTTTATTTAAACAAGTTAGAAAATGGCAAATAGCATAGGTTGGGGGCAAGGGTCAAGTAATAACTCAATCGGTTGGGGGCAAGGCGATGTAAATAATAATATTGCTTGGGGAATTGTCTATGAGACAAGTTATTCAGGAGAAACCGATATTATCGGCGGTCAAGCCTACCTTGTTACATTTGTCAATAATTTTCAAACAAGAGTTACGACTGATAGTGGAACGTTTGAAGCATATTCTTGTTTATACAATAGTTTTAATGGAGAGCTTTCAAATGGTGGTGCGTTAGTAATTCCTTTTGAGGCGAGAGTGGTTGCGGATAGTGGACTAATGGAAGCGGAAGTTTGTTTAATTAATTTTGTAAATAGTTTAACTTAAAAAGATATGAATTTATTAGATACCGCCAGTCTCGTTGTAACTCCGAATGGCTATAAGGCATCAAAACTTTACTCGATTGTTCCTTCCGATGGAACGGGCGATATGACATTTGCACGGACTGGAGATACTGCAACTCGTGTTAATTCAAGTGGTTTAATTGAAAGTGTTTTAGCTAACAAGCCAAGACTTGATTATACCGATAGTACTTGTCCTAAATTATTACTTGAGCCACAACGGACAAATTTAACTCCTTATTCAAATAATTTCACGGATGCAAGTTGGACGAATTCTTCAACGACAATTACGGCAAATTATGCGGCAAGTCCAGATGGAACTACCAATGCTTCAAGATTTCAACAAACTACGGTTGGGGCATTACAAAAAACTATATCAGTAACGGCATCAACTACTTATACAGTTTCATTTTATTGTAAGCGTTTAGGTGGCACATCTGCTTCATTAGGTGTTTACAATCTTAGTGCTGGTAATTTTATTTTTCAAGACAATTTATTTAGCACATTAACTTTAAATACTTGGGTTAGAGTAACAAGAACATTTACAACACCAGTAGGATGTACATCAATTACTAATGAATTTTGGCGAGACTCTACAATTGATTGCTTAATCTATGGAATGCAATTAGAAGCCGGTGCCTACGCAACATCATACATTCCTACGACTACGGCAAGCGTAACAAGAAATGGAGATAATTGTTCAAAAACAAGTATAAATTCATTAATTGGAGGAACAAGTGGAACAATATTATTTAATATTACTACTAATCCTACTTTAACGACTGCAATTTATAAGCAATTTGCATATTATTTATCTGCTACATCTCAGCAAGAATATATGCATGTTAATCAAAATAATAGAATTGTTACAAGTCCTTCTTGGGGTAGTATGGTTTCTTCAAATACTTTATTACCAAGTACAACATATAAAGTAGCTTTAGGATTTTCTCCTTTAAATCACGTTTTATATGTTAATGGTGTTCAGGTTGCAATATCAACAACTGGAACTCCTTATGATTCCGATAAAATTACATCATTATTATCATATAATGGAACAGATGAATTTGGCGAATTTAAATTAAATTCTTTTGCTCATTGGAAGACAAAATTGACAAATCAAGAATTAGTAACTTTAACGACGATATAACATGAAGTTCCGGAAATATGAGTTCGTACCATCTAAATGGGCAGAATTACAAGCAGATTTACAAGTAAGTCATACATTAGGTGAAGACAATAATTTGGTTTACAATCATGAAATTGTAGAATCAGTTGTGGAAATTGGTCATATTCTGATTACTCCTGCAGTATTGGATGAGGATATGAACGTAACAACTCCAGCGGTTTTATCTGATAAATATTCAGTTGACATTCTTTGGAAGAATGATGAATTATCTTCATTTTCTGCTTACAAAATATGGTGTACACCGGTAGGGATTCATTCATTCGGTGCGTCAATTGATGCAGATTACGAGCAAGCATACTTAGAACAATTAGCTAACTAATGGAACAAAATCAGCATCCTTTAGGTGTACTTTCCGTTGTATTGGGGGGAATATCTGCATTAATTTCTTACTCAGCAATAAGCTACATTGTAGGGATTGCATCGGGTTTATTCGCCATTGGATCGTGTACGTTTGCAATGGTTTACTATTACAAGCAGATTGTAAAGCTCAATAAGGATGCCGAAGCTAACAAATAGCATTAAGGAATTTTTTCAGGCAAATGGGGAATATTCAAGCGGTCGTTTAATCTTCATCATCGGCTCGCTTATCGTTTTTGGCATTTATATTTATGACCATAAAGATAGCGGAGTGCAAAATATAATGATTGCGGTGCTTGGATATTCGTCAGCTTCAATTACATTGTCTAAGTTTTCTAACAATAAGACAGATGAAACTAAGTGAGCATTTTGATTTAAACGAGTTTACTCGAAGCGATTACGCTAAAAGAAACGGCATCAATAACTTACCAAATGCAGAGCAGACCGATAATCTTCGTGAGCTTTGCATTAATGTTTTAGAGCCAATCCGTAAGCATTTTCAGATACCTATACTAATATCGTCAGGATTTAGAAGCAAGGCTTTAAATACGGCTATCGGTGGTGCTAAGAATAGTCAACATACATCTGGCGAAGCGGTGGACATTGACCATGATTTGTCTGCTAATGTGGTTACGAACCGAATGATATTTGACTTTATTAAAAGCAATTTGACTTTTGACCAAATGATCTGGGAGTTTGGCACATCACAAAATCCTGATTGGGTTCATGTTTCATACGTTAGTGGCAACAAGAATCGGAATCAAATCTTAAGAGCCATCAAGCATGGAGGCAAAACAACATATGAGAAGTATTAAACTCCTTATTTTTGCGTCGCTTATCTTCGCAAGTTGTAAATCCACACAATCTACAAGCGTGGTTGAAAAGATTCGGGTTGATACTGTTCACAATATAAGAACAGTTGAAAAGTTCAAAGCCATTCATGATACATTAACCATTGAGAACCCTTGTGATTCTCTTGGATTTCTGACACGATTTTACTCTAAGATAACCATTCCACAAGGCAAGGTTATTATAAGGTCAGAGAATGGAAATATCAAAGCCACAATCGACTTAGATAGCGTGGCAAATGTTTACGATTCAAAATATAAGTCTAAGTACAATCAAGAAGTTAAATTATTTGAGAAAGAAGTAGTAAAGAATGTTGTACCAACTTGGGCAATAGTTACTATTTTCTTTGAGTCATTGATCATAATCGGATACATTTATTTCCGGTTTATAAACCCATTCAAATAATGTCCGGATTTAAGCAAATGGTCATCGAAGCTGTTGAGTTATTCAATAGCGGAAATGCAAAGAGTAAGCATGATGCTACACGGATTATTGGAAAGAAGTATTCTTATAATTCTGAAACGCTAAGAAAGGCATGGCCAAGATATGAGAACCAAGCTAAAATAAAACAAGAACATTCTGGACTTGCTAACCATTGCGAAGAACGTGGCATCGATGTCAACGATGTAACTTTGTACTGGGATAAGACAAAAGAGTATTCGGTCGCAGTTAAATTAACCAATACAGAGAAAACTTACAACGAGCTAAGGGATGCGATAATTGAGGCGATGAATGAACATTCGCCTAAGTACGAGAAAGTCGCTTACACGGAGAATACGGATGGTCATTTGCTTGTTATCGATCCGGCAGACATTCACATCGGTAAACTTGCACTGGCGTTTGAGGTTGGCGAAGATTATAATTCCAACATTGCAGTTCAAAGAGTACATGAAGGAGTCGAAGGAATTTTAAATAAGGTCAAAGGATTTAATATAGATCAGATTGTTTTAGTTATTGGTAACGATATTCTTCATATCGATACACCAAAGCGGACAACAACGAGCGGAACTCCACAAGACACAGATGGTATGTGGTATCAGAATTTTTTAATGGCTAAGCAGTTGTATGTCGAAGTGATTGAAATGCTTCGCTTAATTGCTAAGGTTCACATCACTTACAATCCAAGCAATCACGATTACACTAACGGATTCTTCTTGGCTGATGCGATACAAAGCTGGTTTAGGTTAGATGAATCAATCACATTTGATTGCTCAATTAATCATCGTAAGTATTACCGGTATCATAATAATCTTATCGGTACAACGCACGGCGATGGGGCAAGAGTAAACGATCTTGGCTTGCTAATGGCAGAGGAAGCAAAACAACACTGGGGCGAAACTAAGCATCGGTATGTTTATACTCATCACGTTCATCATAAGACAAGTAAGGATTTTATAGGGGTTACGGTTGAAAGCCTCCGCAGTCCATCAGGGGCAGATTCATGGCACCACAGAAACGGGTATGCCCACGCACCTAAAGCCATTGAAGGATTCTTGCATTCAAAAGAACATGGACAGATTGCTAGGATTACGCACATTTTTTAGTATAATTGTAAAGTTTTTCGTAAAAAGTTGAATAGGTTTAGATTTCCATTGAATCCCTGCTAGTCTTACTGGTGGGGATTTTTGTTTATGAAAATAAATTAAAAAAAAGTTTAAAATTATTTTTATTTCAGAAAAAGTGTTATATTTGACCTATCGAAAGCAACGAAGCAATCGAATAAACCTTATCAAAAATGAAAAATTTAATTTCTAACTCATTCAATCAATTGGAAAAAAATGGTAAAATAGTTATTACCGTATTCCCTGACGGAGTTCAAGACCAAAATGAATATCAACTTACTTGCAAAACATTTCAAGAAGCTATTCAATTAATTCAAAATTCATTTTTTGGATTGCATGATAAAATAATTATTTCAGCTAACTAATTTTAAACCTTATCAAAATGAAAAACTTAATCAATTACATCACAGAAATGCACAAGCAAGATCCTGAGTGCATACCTTTAGCCATCGGCATCTTAGCAATGGGTTTTATCGGGTTCATCGTATTCGCAGCTATAATCTTATCATGATGACTTGGAGGATGAAATTTAGGTATCACATTACTGGAACGTATTATGTTACCAAAACATTTGCAGACATCAGAGAAGCAAATCGTTACATCAAGCAAGAAGAGCAATCAGAGAATTCAGAATTTTTAACTTATACAACATTATGATAAAGCAACATTATCCTTGCGTTTTAAAATTAAGCTTATTCGATGGTCGCAATTATTGGTCTGAAGTTCACGGATTTAAGACTGAAGAGGAGTTTGATAAGTGGATTCGTAACGAATCGTTTTACGGAACTAAGGTCATTGATTATGACGATTTCAAAAAAGATTATTTAGTAGAAAACCCAGTTCAATATAAATCAAATTAAGATGGAAAATCAATTAGCAATTATTCAAGCAAAGGTCAAAGCACCTAAAGGTCAATTTAACTCATTCGGAAAGTATCACTATCGATCAGCCGAAGACATCCTCGAATCGGTCAAACAAGTAGTTAATCCATTGGGTTATTCTATTACGATTTCTGACATGATAATTAACGTAGGCGATAGATATTATATCAAAGCCACTGCAACGCTTTCAAACGGAAAGGAAACGTGGTCAACGGATGGATATGCAAGAGAAGAAGAAAGCAAAAAAGGAATGGACGGCAGTCAGGTCACCGGTGCTTCCTCAAGTTACGCACGAAAGTACGCTTTAAATGGTTTGTTTGCACTGGATGATACAAAGGATTCGGATGCTACAAATACTCACGGAAAAGAACAAGCAAAGCCAAGCGTTTCAATCTCAGCTTCAGAATTAGGCGAGGTAAAAAGATTACTTGACGAATGTCAAACAATGGATACCTTAAAAGAGATATGGGATGACATCGAAGATCAATATCAAGTATTGCCAATTATCAAAGAATTATTCACAAATCGTAAAAAGCAACTCACAAAATAATGGAAAAGAAAGACAAAGTATTCGCAAAAGGATTTAATTTCAAACGTTCAGAGAACGCACCGGAGTGGGTGGTAGGTAAGCTATCAATCAAGTTAGAGGATGCAATGCCATTCCTAACACAGAATCAATCTAACGACTGGGTTAATCTAAATGTCGTTCAAGGTAAGATGGGAAACTATTACATCGAATTAGATACTTGGAAGCCTACAAATCAATCAGTTTCACAATCAAATCCTAAAGCAAATGGAAACGACTTACCTTTCTAATTTAGCTAAAACAAAAGCTATCTCATTAGTTAAAAAGTTTTATGTCGATGCAATTATTCCATTTGAAGCTTCTAAGAATTGTGCCTTAATTTTGGTAAATGAAATACTGGAAGAAATTGATTGGCACATAACAGATGTTCCGCATAATGAAATAAGTTATTGGCAAGAAGTAAAACAAGAAATACAAAAGTTATGAAAATAAGAAAGATGTCAGTTTATGCTCAGGTAGCTGAAAACTTAAATAACAAAGGAATCCTTCCATTCTCCGCACGATCTTGGAATACTCCACTGGTTCAATCGGTAGCCTACGGAAAGATTAATTATCCAGAAGTTATGGAAGAAATTAAGAACGTTTTAAATGCAATGCAGAATGAAAGAGTTAACGTTTAACGAATGGCAAGCACACTTGTCAAGAGAATTACAAAACAATTATCGAAAACTTAAATTGATAAAAGATGAAAAACTTTCAAAAGTATCACGAAGAGAACCCAAAAATTTACAACGAGTTCAAGAGTTTAGCTAAGATGCTAATTAGTAGAAATTACAAGCGTATCGGGGCAAAGCAAATATTTGAGTATATTCGGTTTCAAACAATGATAAGCGGTAACGATGGCTACAAACTTAATAACAGTTATACATCGGATTATGCAAGATTATTTAAAGAAGAATATCCACATTGGGCTGGATATTTTCAGACAAGAGTTTGCAAAGTCAAAAATTAGTTCTATATTTGAAT